GCATGGAAGTTAGTAGCTGATCGTATCGTACCAGTATCAGCCTTTGATCAGTCTAAGAACTCAGGTGGTACACCTCAGATCAGTATCAATATCTCTGGTCTTACCAATCCTACTGTAGAGGCTGTAGAGGATGATATTGTTGATGTCGAAGTAAAGGACATAGACGATGACAACTCTTGACTTTAAGCTTCTTAAATGGCAGCAGGAGGTCTTCAAGGACACTCACCGCTTCAAGGTTGTAGCTGCTGGACGTCGTTGTGGTAAATCTAGGTTGTCTGCTGTTACTCTGTTGATTGAAGGTCTTAATTGCCCTGATGGTTCTTCTGTCATGTATGTTGCACCCACGTTAGGGCAGGCTCGTACGATTATCTGGGACTTACTACATGAACTCGGTAGGCCTATCATCAAGTCTTCCCATGTGAATAACTTAGAGATCACATTGATCAATGGAAGGAAGATCCTTGTACGAGGCGCTGATAACCCTGACAGTCTTCGTGGTGTCTCTCTTGTTTATCTGGTTCTTGATGAGTGTGCATTCATTAAGCAGGACGTATGGGAGAAAATTCTACGTGCTGCTCTGTCGGATAAGAAAGGTCGTGCTCTATTCATTTCTACTCCTAGTGGTCGTAATTGGTTTTACGATACCTTTAAGCTGGGTCAAGAAGGCTCAGACGATGAGTGGAAAAGCTGGCACTTTACAACACAAGATAACGAGACGATTGATCCGAAGGAAATTGAAGCAGCAAAGAGAACGCTAAGCTCTTTCGCATTCAAGCAGGAATACTTGTCTAGCTTTGACACCTCTGGTGCTGATGTCTTTAAGCCTGAGTGGTTCAAGACAGCTCCTGAGCCTCAGTATGGTAGTTACGTAGTGGCTATCGACTTGGCAGGCTTTGAAGAGGTAGCTAAGAACGCTAATGCTTCCAAGAAACGTCTAGATGAATCTGCTATCGCTATTGTCAAGGTAGAAGACAATGGTAACTGGTGGGTTGAGAAGATCATACATGGTCGATGGGATATTAGAGAAACTGCTGTCAACATCCTTAAATCTATTCGTGACTACCAACCCAACGCTGTTGGTATTGAGCGTGGAGCCTTGAAGAATGCGGTGTTACCATACTTGAATGACCTGATGCGTAAGAATAATATCTATGCACACATTCAGGATTTGACTCATGGTAACCGTAAGAAGACTGATCGTGTTGTCTGGAGCCTTCAAGGGCGTATGGAGCACGGAAGGATCAGCTTTAACGAGGATGA